CGCAGATCAAGGCCGGCAGCGCCGTCCCGTTGGCCGTGACCTCCCTCAAGCGCAGCCCCGCCATGCCGGATGTGCCCACCGTCGCAGAATCCGGCTATCCGGACTTCGACGTGCGCGTATGGTACGGACTGCTTGCACCCGCCAACACGCCCAAGCCCATCATCCAGACGCTGAACACGGAGCTCAACAAGATCCTCGCAATGAAAGACGTCCAGGATGCGCTGGCCGCGCAAGGCGCAACCGCCATGCCGACCACCCCCGCGCAGTTCTCCCAGACCATCGCCGCGGATTACAAGAAGTGGCGCGGCGTCATCCAGTCCGCCAACGTGAAGCTTGAATAGCCTTTGATCCAGGTCTTGCGGCGGCCATCGATCGATACCTCAAACCGCCGCAGCATTTCAACGCACACGCGGCCTCGAAAACAGCCTAGACCAAACGCATGCATCGCCTCATGCGTTTGCACGACGCTTCCCTGGGACGCGCCGCGCATGCGCTTGGATGATGGGCCGCAGCAGCATTGACAGGAATTTTGCCAGTCGAGACGATGACCTCAGCGCCACAGGTTTCAACGTGGCGCAAGTGAAGGAGGCTCATCATGTCAATCTCATGCAGACGACTGGAGGATGTGATTGCGGTCTCGGCAGCAGGAGACCAGTACCGGATCGAGCGACATATCATTCAAGAACCCGCGACGGACGAAAGTCCCGATCCACACATAGTGCTGCAATGCCGCCTCTCCACCGGCGGCGCCGTGATCTGGGAAGGGAAAGATGTGTATCGGCTGAAGTCAGGCGAAATCCTCAGGCCAGTGAATCGGCGGAAGAAGAAGAGTCCTTTTGAAGGGTAGCGAAGAAAAGCCCGCGGCTTGCGCCTGCGGGCTTTTGTTTGGGAGGCGGGCAACTGCCCGCCACAACGTGGCACTCAGGCCATGCTCAAGCCCGCGTGGTGATGACGAAAGTATTCCCAGCGGCCGGCGTACCGTAGTACGTGGCTCGCCACTGCCCCGACGCGGTGCTCTGTTCGCCCCACATCTGTCCCAGCGTTCCGGTGGTGGTCGTAATGTCGGCCTTGACCATTGCGGGTTGCTCCGCGCTGTCGCAGATAGATTCGGCCAGTGAGGTTACGAAAGGATAATCGACTTGGGCGGCCGACAACGTCGGCGTAACGCTCCGCGGGCGTATGGAGCGTGCCATCCACGATCGGGCCATGGTCCTGGACTTGAACAGAATACCCAGTCATGTTGCCCGGAGAACTGGAAGTGCGAGGCTCCGGAAGAACGGTTGCATCATCATCGACATGATGCTTCATTGCTGCCGAATTCTCGGCCGAGCGCTTCAGTTGCTGTGGGGAAAGAGTTCTGATCGTCATGTGATATCTCCGGGAAATTTGCCGCTGCTGGGCTAGGGGGCATTCTCTGTTCGCGATCCGGTCTACATGGCTTTCTCCTGGATGGACGAAAAAAAGCCCGCGGAGTGCGGGCTATCTGTTGCAGCATGACCTAGCGGATCGCAGCCTCACGACGGGCCGAACCGGGATTTCTCCCAGCTCTGCACCGCCGCACGTTGCCGTGCCGCACACTCTCCGTACAACGCAACCAGCGCGATATAGCTGCGCGCCAGATCGTCCCAGCTATCGCTCGTCACCTCGGGCACTGGCGGGCACGGCTGCGCCAGGTTGGCCGGCAGAATTGGCCAGGCGGCCGGCCTCGTTGATGTGGCGCAGCCGCTCAGCGTCAATGTGGCAGCCAGCAGGTAAGGGACTCTGGACTTCGACACGGGTGTACCTTTCGATGATCTTGGGGCTGGCGTCGCGCAATGCGGCAAGCGCGACTTCCAGGGATTCGGAGATTCCGCCCAGGCGCGCGGTCTGGCGCTGGAACTCGGTGAGCTCGGCCAGCGTATAGTCGGCGTTTGCCCGATCGACTCCGGCGCGGTACTGAACGGCGCCATACCAGCGCACACACAGGAAGACGGCGGCCACCAGGACGGCGCCGATCAGATACGGCACCAGCGCGCGCAGCGATGCGTTCATGCGCGACCCTTCCAGTTGCGTGGAATCTGGAAGTGCGGACCGTCTTTGAGCGTCTTCCAGTCGCCGCCCCACTCCACCGGAACGCCGAGTTCGGCCGCGCAGGCCTTGACCACGCCAGCCAGGTCAGCGAAGGCCTGCCAGTCGTTCCAGGGAATTGCCTTGTTCACGAGTGGTGCCAAATCTACCGCATGGGCGAGACCATCGACCTGCGGCAGGTGGTAGCTGGCCATGGTCTGGCTTACACCCTTGGCCACATTCTCTCGCTGCTGAGCCAGCGTGCGCGCACCTTCAATCACAGTAAAGTCCACGAGCGTGCGCTCGTTGGCTAGTTTAACCACGGCTACCAGATCAGGATGCACCCCAACCAGGCGCTTCAGGCTCCGCTGCGACAGTTGGAAACTGCTCATTGCTTCAGGCTCCCTACATGTATGAACCGCTACGGCGCTGCACGCCGCCACTCGCCGTCAGATAGATGCCCTTTAGCGCCGCGTCCCCCAGCCACCGCCAACCAACGGAAAAGCGCCAGGCCGCCACAAAGTTGAGGGAGATAATGCTTGCCCATGTCACGCCCCTGTACCCCGCACGCGGTCGATCACAGCCTTCCACAGAGCGCTAACAGGCGCCGCCTGAACGATCTCCCAAGCGCGAGACATGATGGCCATCCCGAACATTCCGGTCAGGAATCCGGCCAGTCCCTCCGGGATTCCCAAGACCAGCGCCAAGTACGACGACGTGTAGTAGGCCACCAGCGATCCGCTGATCGCCATACTGAGACGCGCCAGCCATGACCCTTGCATGTATCGCATGGACACCGCCGCGCCAAGCACACCGGCGAATTTCGCCGCGAAGGCATCGAAGTCTTGGATACTCAATCGCATCCCCTATAGACGTAAAAGGGCCCGCAGAAGCGGGTGGGTTAAGCGGCCTGGTCCGGTCGCTCGGGCCAGACGACATTGCTCGGATATCCCGGTTGTTGATCGATGCGATTGATTGCGACTCGATAGCGCTTCCACGCAAGCAGCATGGCATGCTCTGCCTCCGTCGCCACCCCAATATCAATCGCGTCTTGCAGCGGAGAAATAGCGGATGTCGCCTGAGCCAATAGCGCGCTTTGACGCCTCCGATTCGCAGCTCGAACTTGGTCCGCAGAAAGGACGAGTTCTTGCAGCGACGGTCGACCGTTGGGTCCGGCAACGATCATCTGACCAAGACATTGGCCGTTCATAAGCTCCTGATACGCCATGTCAGAAATTTCCATGGCGTCATTGGGGATTGCGTCGCTATGAACTTCCACAGAATAAAAGCCGCCCGTCGAAGGTGAGTAGTACATAGTTTCTAACGCCCCAAAGCAAGGTACCGGACACTAACTTGACCGGCAATCGAGGACTGAACCCCATTTACGAAGACCGCGGAATTCGTCGCCACTTGTGTCGGTGTGCCGATCAGGCTAACCATCATGTTGAGAGAGCCGGCTTCCTGGCCAGCAGTTGATATCACCAAGTCGCAGGAGGTAGGAAACGCTAGGGGGAACGTCCAAGGAGCAAACCCTGCCGCGTTGCTCAAGACCGTGCTCTGCTGGATGATCAACCCACTGGGCAACCTAGAAAATTGGGCCTCAATGTAGTTCCCCCCCTTGAATGCATCCGCCAACTTCTTCGGCGTCGTCAACACGGTATCGTCGGTCATCGCCTGAGCCTGCAAAGTGCTTGCAATGCCCGCGCCCAATGCCACCCAGTTAGCACCATCAGCATCTGGATTCGTCGTGTTGTTGTCGACGAGATTCAACCAGCTGCCATTCCCGCTCGCCTCGGCCAGAACCGCGCCTTTAGGATAGCCCCCCACGGCCGTCGAGAATGCAGCATCAAACGGATATCGGCCGCCCGCCTGTCCCCACCGTACAGCCGCGCTCAAGAAATTGAGGATTCCATTGAAGTCGGCACCAGAGGGGGGTACGCCACCGGCAGCCAATGGTGTCATCGTCAATGGCGGGAAACCATCAGTGAACGACGCCGCGCCTGGGGTGACACCGATCTGTGAGGCCACCGGGATTGTGCTCTTGGTTCCGCCTTGTGCGAACGGCACGGCGGATTTGATTGGT